TCTTCCTGGCGGAATGAAGTTTAATGCTGAAAAGATCTATGATGAAGCCACTAAAGAAATTGATGCATTAGAGCACGAAATGATTAACGATTACAGCCTGCCGCTGGCAGATATGATTGGGTAATTCTATGAGATCATTTAAACAATTCCTTAGTGAAGAAGAAACGAAACAATATAAAGCTCATTATAGAAAAGGGTCTTTACACTCTATACATGATGATGACGATGGAGATCATATGTATTTGTATCATGGAGCATCTGAAGAGCATAGAGATAGTATAAAAAAACATGGCATTGTTCGTCCAGATCCAACAACAGGAATGGTTTCACATGCGTTTGACCCAAATACAGCAAAGGCTTATGCTTATACAGAAGAAGGCCAAGCAAAGGCAGGAAAAAGGAAAAAAGTAAGCCGTCTTCCAGATGAAAAAAGAGATATTCATGTGATGAAAGTGCCTAAACATCTTGTACGAAAGGCGTTAGAAGATACTAATTTTGCAGGAAATGAAAATAAAACTGTTGGGTTGACTCCAAGACAAAATCTGAAAAATAAAAAAAGATTTGACCAACAAAAAAGCGACTTTATGTCAAACAAAAGAAATGCAACACACCCATATGCATCAGCAGAAGTCAGATTAACACCAGAACAATCTGCAGAATGGCATAAGAAATATTATTTGGGCCACATTAAAATGAAAAAACCTGCTGATGCCAACTAATCCATTCTTTAACCTTTACGGATTCAACGGAGAACAAAACCTCCTTAATGATCTCGCTACAGAGATGATTAAGATGCATGGTATTGACGTATATTATATGCCAAGAACTCATGTAAACTTGGATGAGTTGTTTGGTGAAGATTCTTCTTCTAAGTTTGACAATGCAATACAGATTGAAATGTATCTTAAAGATTATGCTGGATTCGGTGGTGATGGTGATCTGATGTCTAAATTTGGGCTAATGGTTGGTGATACACTTACTATGTGTGTTGCTCGTCGTAGATTTGATGAAGAAGTTGGAAGACAGTATAATTTCGCTCGTCCGCGCGAAGGTGATCTGTTGTATTTCCCATTCACAACAGGGATTTTTGAAATCAAGTTTGTAGAACACGAGTCAACTTTCTATCAAACTGGTGCTCTACAGCACTATGAATTGCGTTGCGAGAAATTCAACTACAGCAGCGAAACTTTCGATACTGGTGTCGATGTCATTGACCAAGTCTCAAACAATTATTCACAAAAGGCAACTGGTGGATCAATAGATACCGAATCAAATACCGGCATTACTTCTGAAGCATCTGAACCATTTGTAACAGAAAACTTCGGATCAAATCAACCAGACAATCCATTGTTTGGACAAGAGAATGAATTCTTCCAAAACACAGCAAGCGGCTTTATTGATTTCTCGATTAAAGATCCGTTTAGTGAAGGAGGAACTTTCTAATGTTTGGATATACGTACTATTTTGGCACAATAAGAAAATACATCGTCCTATTTGGTACGCTGTTTAATGACATCACTGTTCAGAGATTTGATTCCTCAGGAAATCTTCTTAATGAAATAAATGTTCCTATTGCCTATGGACCTAGAGAAAGATATCTCACACGCATAGAACAGAATCCTGATCTGTTGAGACAAATTGATACTATTCTTCCTAGAATTTCGTTTGAAATTAAAAGTTTTAGATATGCTGAAGAGAGAAAACTAACATCAATCTCAAGAAATAAAAATCTTTCTGGAGATGCATCAACATTTTTGACACAGTTTAATCCTGTGCCTTACGATTTTGATATTACTATGTCAGTAATGACCAGAAATGCTGATGATGGAACACAGATAATTGAACAAATTTTGCCATTCTTTAAACCAGAGTGGACAGCAACTATAAACATAATCCCTGAAATGAATATCTCAATGGATATTCCTGTTGTTATTAAATCTGTTAGCATGGAAGATAATTATGAAAACGGGTTTGAAAATAGAAGAGCGATTGTATGGACTTTAGAATTTACTCTTAAAGGTTATCTATACGGTCCAACGAGTAAGGGTGGTGTCATCACACAGGCTATTACTAATCTTTATGATGATACAATTGTAACTTCTAACACAACTCCTGTATTCACTTCTACAATAACTCCAGGACAACTTGCTAACGGTACTCCAACAACCAATGCATCACTATCGATTGCAAGAAATCTAATACAAGCTAATTCAAATTATGGATTCATTTATGACTTTACGGAAAACTTATAATGGCAAACACTGAAAACATAAGCAAAATTCTAAATGTATCACCGCTTCCTGCGAAAATTGAAAAAGAAATCGTAGAAACTCCTGAAGCAACAGGAAATGCAGCGGTTGATGATTTTAATTATGCAAGAGAAAATCTTAGAAGCATCATTGAAGATGGTGCTGAGGCTCTGGGCGATATGATTGATTTTGCTACGCAGACACAACATCCTCGCGCGTATGAGGTAGTGGCTACTATGATGAAAGAATTAGTGAGCGCAAACAAAGAGCTTCTTGCATTAAGTAAGCAAATTAAAGAAATTGAAAAGCAAGCACCAGCTGCATCACCAAACAATCCAGGAACGGTAAATAACAATCTGTTTGTCGGAAGTACTGCGGCGTTACAGAAATTATTGAAAGGCGAGATAGGTGAATAATGACAGCAAATTCTTCGAGCAATTCTGTTAATGCAGTAATTCATGGTTATACAGGGTATCAAGGAAATTCAAACCTAAAAAGAACTAATGTTTCTGTTGAGTGGACTCCAGAATTAGTTAAAGAATACATCAAGTGTTCTCAAGATGTAACCTACTTTATTGAAACATACATGAAAATCATCAATGTCGATGAAGGTCTAGTGCCGTTCAAGATGTATGATTTCCAGAAAGAAATGGTCGAAAGTATGGCAGACAATCGCCATACTATCATCACAACTGCTCGTCAGGTCGGCAAGTCAACAACAACCTGCGGATTTATTCTTTGGTACATATTGTTCCACCCTGAAAAGAACGTGGCTATTCTCGCCAACAAAGCTGAAACTGCTCAGGAAATTCTTGGCAAAGTTCAGTTAGCGTATGAGCATCTACCAAAATGGCTACAACAGGGTGTTATTGAATGGAACAAAAGATCTTTCCAATTAGAAAATAATTCTCGTGTTATCGCATCTGCTACGTCAGCCTCAGCGATTCGTGGTTACGCAATCAACCTTCTATTCATCGACGAAGCTGCGTTCATTGAAAACTGGGAAGAATTCTTCACATCAGTTTTCCCTACTATTTCATCAGGTAAAACAACTAAGATCGTTCTAGTTTCTACGCCTAATGGTCTCAATCACTTTTACAAACTTTGGGCAGAAGCGCAAAACGGCAAAAATGATTACAACGCTATTGAAGTTCATTGGTCTAGAGTTCCTGGAAGAGATGAAGAGTGGAGAAGATCAACCCTTGCAGGTATGGGTGGTGATCAGGAAAAGTTTGACCAAGAATATAATGTTCAGTTCTTGGGAAGTTCTGGTACGCTTATTTCGGGATGGAAATTAAAAGAGCTTGTTCCGCAATATCCGTTGATGTCAAAGGATGGGTTGAATCAATACAAACAGCCTGAAGAAAATCATATTTACGCTGTTGTTGCAGATACGTCAAGAGGTAAAGGTCTAGACTATTCAGCTTTCCAAATTGTTGATGTAACGTCTCTGCCGTATCAGCAAGTATGTACATACAGAAACAATATGATAACTCCTATTGAATATTCTAAGACTTTATACAATATCTGTAAAGTATACAACAATGCAGCTTTGCTTGTTGAAATAAACGATATTGGTGGACAAGTTGCAGATAACGTGTTGTATGAATATGGATACGATAATATTTTGTACACAGCTCATGACGGTAGAGCGGGCGGGAAAAAAGTAACATTAGGTTACGGTCGTGGCGCAGAAAGAGGCATTAGAACAACAAAAACAGTTAAGTCTGTTGGATGTTCTATGCTGAAATTATTAGTAGAACAAAATCAATTTATTGTGAACGATTTTGATACAATTAGAGAATTATCTACGTTTTCTAAAAAAGGAAACTCTTATGAAGCAGAACCTGGAGCGCATGACGACTTAGTTATGTGTTTGGTATTGTTTTCTTGGTTTACTGACCAGAATTTCTTCAAAGAGTATTCAGACATAAATACAATTACGAAATTAAGAGATAGAACAGAAGAAGAAATTATGGAAGATCTTCTGCCTTTTGGTGTTTTTGATGATGGTAGTCCTGATGAGGAAGTGGTGTATACTGTTGAAGATAGGAACTATGCAGACTGGATCAGCCTTTTCTAATTCCTGAATTTTATAAATATAACAAAATAAGACCTCAATAGGAGACAAAAATGGCATTCAGCATAAGCCCAGGTGTAACAGTAAGCGAAATTGACCTAACTACCGTTGTTCCTGCAGTAGCTACTACAACAGGAGCTATCGCGGGTCTATTTCGTTGGGGTCCGGTTCTATCTCCAGTTCTAATTGGAACAGAGTCGCAATTAGTTAATACTTTTGGTAAACCATCAAACCTAAACCCAGAAACATTCTTCACAGCCGCAAACTTCCTTGCATACGGCAACGCTCTATATGTTGGCCGCGCTGCAAGCAACGGCACATCAGCTGCAGTAACAGCAACAAGCAATAGCGCAGCAAATAGCATTACATTGCCGCTTACAACTGCTATTAACGTTGGCGATATCGTATATTCGTCTATTGTTCCTGCGAATACTCAGGTTTCAACAGTATCGTCTAACTCCACTACTTCTGTTGTTACTCTAACACAAAATATCACTGCTAACGCATCAGCAGTAAGTTTCCTTTTTGCTAACGCAACTGCTCCATTCACTGCTATTGCGAACACAGCTGCTATCTCGAACCCACTAGGTTCATATATTCTTAACAACAGAGCAGCGTATGATGCTGCTGTTCAGAATAAAACTTATCCACTTTCTAACGATACCAACAAAGTGCCATTTATCGCTAAGTATCCAGGCGCTCTTGGTAGCTCGCTGCTTGTTTCTGTTTGCGCTGGTTCTCAGCAATATTCTTCGAATATCGCAAACTCAACTGTAACAGCAAACGCAATTATGTCTGGCTTTGCTTCTATCGGAAGCAATACTCTAACACTGTACTTCACATCAAACGTAGCACCAACCTTTACTGGAACAGGTTCGGCTACTGTTGGTAATAGTACTGTTGCTTGGACTGTATCAAATGCAACTGCACAAAGCACTGCAAACAGCTCGATCGCAATCGGCGACATTATTGCTCTAGGTAATACTACAATTGGTACTCAATACGTCCAAGTTACTGGAAAGACAACCAACACAATCAGTCTTGGTAACACAACGGTAAACGCTTCAATTGCTGCTATTACTCTGAACCTTGCAACAAACTATAACCTATCGACAAATACCATTATCGATACATCAGCAAACAACGCTGGTTCAAATCCTAATGCTACTCGTTATTGGCAGTTCTTCAATAACGTAAATGGCGCTCCTGGTACTTCTATCTACCAGTCAACATATGGTGCTGCTTTCGGTACTGCATCGGTACAGGACGAAGTTCATGTTGTTGTTCAAGATGCTTATGGATACTTCACAGGCATTCCAGGA